CAAGCAGTGGGAAGCCCTGAAGCTGGTGATGGACCTGCATGAGGAGCAGCTGGCGCATGCCACTGTGTACAACATCGAGAAGGCGCACGACTTTGTCCAAAAGGTAATGGCCCAAGGCAAGGCACGTGCAATCGTTCAAATCCAAAAGGAAATAGCATGAATAAGTCTGACAAAATCCGCGAACACTTTCGCAAGTACCCCAACGCCGAGGTGGCCAAGGTGGCTGCAAAGTTCCAGGCCCCCGTCCCAATGACCTACAAGCTGCGCAAGCAGATCAAAGACGCAGGGTGGTTGCCTGAGCTGGTGCCCGTGCCTGATCTTCCTATTCAAGAAGATGACGTTGGCCAGACCCTCAACGAGCGGGCCAGGGATTACGGCAAGTTCAAGGACAGCGCTGCATTGATGCAGGGCATCAAACGACTGCTCGCGGACCACGCAGCCAAGCACGACAAGACGTTTGCCGATGACCAGTGGGAGGCCTTGGAGATGATCGTCCACAAGATTGGACGCATTGTCAACGGCAACCCCGACAAGGTGGATAGCTGGGTCGACATCGCGGGTTACGCCACGCTGGTCGCGGACCGCTTGCAGGGGAACGCGAGGTGAGTGCTGAAGAGTACTTCAAGACTATCCGGTTGAGGGTATTCGCCCTCTTCTTGATAGCCGTGTGGCTTTTTTACGAAACCTGGGGAAACTACTAGGTACATTTTGTACGATACCTGTATAATTTAATTTTTAACCGTAGAAAGAAAGAAAGAAGATGAACTTTAATTTAAACATTCACCGCGTCAAAAGCATTCGCTTAGGCGCAATCCGTCCTAGCCAAGCAAACGAAACCCGTTCTGCTTCCAGAGACCTGGTCATTGAAACTGATGAGGGCAATTTTGAATTGTCCCTGTTCTCGGTGTACGTTGATCAAGACAGCGACGAGGAGCTGTTAGAGGTCAAGGTATGAGCATGAACACGCCGTTTCATCTGAGGCAGCGGGAGTTCAATGCATTCAACGCCGGGAACCCCAAGGTGTGGGAATACTTTGAACGCTTCACGCTGGAGGCCATCAACGCTGGTCACAGAAAGATTAGCCACTGGCTTATCATCAACCGCATCCGCTGGGAGGTGGCCATGGTCACCACCGGCGCGGACTTTAAAATCTGCAACAACCACATTGCGTTTTACGCGCGCCTGTTCGTTAAGGTGCATCCGCAGTACCGGTTTATCTTCAACCTCAAGCGCATGGAAGACGAGCCATGGCACGGGGATATGCCGCTATGACAGAGTTTGAAACCACCGTTTGCGGCATTCCCTGCATCATCCGCGTGCTGTCATGGGATGAGTACCGCCCGGCCTACCTTGGCGGCGCACCTGAGAACTGCTACCCGGCAGAGGGAGGGGACGGGGACTGGGAACTCCTCGATCGCAAGGGCCAACCCGCGCCATGGCTTGAGCGCAAGATGACGGGGCAAGACCTGGCCCGCCTTGAGCATGAAATCTTTGAATATATGGAGAACTGAGATGACAACAATTAAATATAAGCGCCGCACCTTTAAAGAGGTGGCAGCAGAGGCTTATGCCAAGGGCTGGAGCGAGGGCCGCGAGCAAGGGCGCAAGGACGCCCAAAGCGCGCTGGCTGAAGTGTCACTGCGCCAGCTGGTTTGGTCACGGATCACGGGCCTGTCCAGGGGAATGAAATGACCTTTACAGAATGGTGGGAACAATTGACCAAAGCAGAACATAAATCCCTCGGCGAAAAAAACGCCAGGTTTGTCTGGGAAGAATGCCAAAAGTACACCCTTATGACCATCGAGGACGCGTGCAAGGCACAGGTGGCCTACGACCAAGGCATGAAGGACGGGCGCGAACGCTTTGAGGTGCACGTGGCCGGCTGGGTATTGTCTCCAGGGGCGCGGCCCGGCATGATTTGGATTAGCGACGCAGGCGGCGAGGGCGGGGACTTTCATATCCACGAGCTGGCCGAAGTGATTGGTAAATTTTATGGGGAGAAGTTTTGATGGAAATGCAAAAATATACCGTGGCTGTGCAGGGAATCAAGAACCACCGCTACGACGTGGAGGTGTTTGCCTACAGCGAGGATGATGCTATCGACCGCGTCTTGGACACTACCAGTGACGACCTGACCCTATTGCAATGCGGTGAAATGGAGGCACGTTTATGAGCAAGATAAAAATCCAACTGGTCGAGGATGAACAGGAAACGCCTAGCGTATCTGAGTGGATGTGGAAAGGCTTGAAGACGCTCTTGAAGTACGTGAGCCTCTTTGCCATTGCCTGCTTCGCCGTCGGTTACTTTTGCACTTATTAAAGGAATTTTCAAATGAAAGAATACTTAATAAACAGAAGCGACACACCAGCATTTCCGACAAAAAACTATCACGGCGTTCAGCCTATTGCTACGGGATACAGCGAAGGCATGACCCTGCGTGATTACTTTGCAGCCAAGGCTATGCAGGGGATATTGACAGACGCAGAAATTGCAATGGGTATTTCTGAAATAGCAGAACTAGCGTACAAATACGCAGACGCAATGATGAAAGCGAGGGAAGCATGAACCAAGAAGAAATCATTGAACTAGCTAAACAAGCTGGAATGCTGCAAATAAATGGCAAATACGACATTTGGATTCCTGAATATTTGTACGAGTTTGCCGCCCTTGTCGCAGCAGCCGAGCGTGAGGCGTGTGCGAAGGTGTGTGAAACGCTTGGAGTACACCCTGCATTAAATGTGTACGCAGGTGGCCCTGATTGGTACAAACATGGAAAAGAATGCGCCGCCGAAATCAGAGCAAGAGGAGAAACAGAATGAAACGATTTACGCGTGATGACACTGAGCATGGTCAAGAGTATTACTTGGCATCCGATGTTGATAAAGCCTTGGCACAGCCAGCACAAGAGCCTTGGTGCATGAAGATGAATCGCTGCACGACAAAGTGTGAAGACTGCCCCGATGAGCCAGCACAAGAGCCTGTGGGTGTCTTTTGCGAGGATGATGATATTGGTTATGTTCGCCTAATTCCTCACCAGCAAATGAAGTTGAAGGCATGGGACAAGCTCTACACCGCCCCGCAACAACGCCCTTGGGTGGGGTTGACGGAGGCGCAATTCTTGGAAGCCACACGGCTTGCCGAGAATGGTAATTATTTAGTTGCATTTGTTCGCATTCAAGAATGGCTAAAGGAACAGAACACATGACCCCCGACGAGCTGGTGACCCGATTTAGAAACCTGTTAAAAGCTATCAAACAACTTAGAGGAATATTATGAGACCCGCCACTTTCTCCACACAAGAGCCTCCCGTTTTTATCGACTGCGTAGAAACTAAGGAGTACATCAGCGGTTTGCGCAGAAGAATTGAGGTGCAAAACGACCTTATGGAGGCTTTGGCCACGGAAGTCCATGGGCTTAAGAAGGAAAACGCCCGTTTGGGGGATGAAGTCGAGAAACTCTCCCTGGACTTGGGCATTAAGAACGAGGAAGTCGGGGCTGGGTGGACAGAGGTGCCTAAGTGACGCCGTCTCTGCAGGACATCATCCAGGCCCTTGATCCACGGACCATGGTCCAAGTGGTCATCATCACCGCTGGCGGGCAGAAGTACGCCCTCATCGGGCCCGTGATTCAAGACCCACGGATCACGAAGTTCAACGAGGTGACGGAGATTGAGTTTGGCGAGCTGCTGCCCATGGAGGTGGCGGCCAAGATGCTTTCGGGGGAGCACCGGGAGTGGTGGGGGACTGGGCTGCAATAAAAAAACCCGCCAGGGTTGAGCTGGCGGGTTTGGGGGTTAAGCAGAGAGCTTGTCTAGATTGAACCAGTGACCATGGTCCCTGGACCATGTGAAGGTGCCGGCCGATGATTGGGTGAAGGCATACTTGCCTTTCTTCTCATCAAACCACACCGCCGGGTACGTTTTATAGTCAATCCCCAGTTTGGCCAACAGCCTGGAGGCTGCTGCCGCCCGGTCATGCCCTTGTTCAGGGTGCCCAGGAGCTGGGGGGTCGAGCTCAATCCACACGCGATTGTTCGTGTTCATACTTTCTCACTTTCTAAATGTTAAAGAACAGATGTCAACATTTCCAGCTGACAATTATATTATACCCTATAACATATCAACTGTCAACTTGTCAAGTACTTATTTTCTAGGTGTTTACCCTTAGTTAAGCTGTGGATTTATACAGTAGAAGGGACGTTGGACCACGGACCGAGGGCAAATTACGGGTTTGTATAGACTTTTTTTGGATAAGAGTGTTTTTTTATTTTATTTTTTTGAAATTAGACGTAATAGAAGTAATGGTGTAATAGTTTAATGAAATCAATGAGTTATGAGAACACGGTACATTACACATAGTCAATAGATGTAATTTACATAAAATGCGCGCGAGCTAACTTTTTAAAAAAAATAAAACATACTCTTGTCTAAAAAAGTCTAACTAAAACCCTGAATTTGACCAAAAACGCCCTTGTAGTTGCGTTAGCTGTGGTTTTGTTGCACAATGTAGGCATGAACATCGAAAAAAACATTCCCCTCCCGGGTGGCGTTGACCCCCGCGAGCGCTACCCATTTCCTGATATGGCCATTGGCGACAGTTTCATGATCTTGGATGCCACCTGGATCAAGAACCTGCGCAGCGCTGCCTACATGTACTCACGCAGGCATCCCGGCACCCGATTCACATGCCGACGCCATGGTGAAGGCTGGCGACTTTGGCGGGTGGCCTGATGCCTCGCAAAGGAACCTCCAAGGACGAGAAGTTTTTGGCCGGCAAGAGTTTGGGCGGAAGGCCTGCGGTTGTCGAATCCAGGGTAACCGGCGTAGTCAAGCCCCACAAGCCAAAAGTCCTGACACCCCAAGAGTGGAAGTTTGTGGAAGAGT